CAAGCGCAATGGAGTATCGCCGCAGCAGGCGATGGATGCATACCGGGCCGGAGCCGTACGCCGCGTCTATTGGGGGAAACCGCAATGATGATTCTTGATTGCGTCGAACTACCCTACCCTCCAAGCGTCAACCACTACTGGGAGCCACGCATATACAAAAAACGCGGGAAAACGATAAGAGGCCGCAGGAAGTCCGAGAAGGCGCTGCAATTCATTGCTGCCATGAAGCTACTGGCGAGACGAAAAAACGCCGTAATCGGGCGCGTAGGTGTATTGCTGACGGTATTTTTCCCTGACAGACGGGTTAGAGACTTGGATAACCTGCTGAAAGGCGTTTTAGATGGCCTGGTTGCAGCCGGGGTGATGCTGGACGACAGCCAGATTCACGATCTGCGCGTGGTGAACTCCGGCGAGATCGTGACCGGCGGGAAAATTGTTGTGAGCGTTTGGGAGATACTGGAATGAAAAAACCACTACAGCGCCAGCCGTTCGCGGCGTTTACCGTTAAACCGGATGGCATCGAGGGCGCGGTCAGGCATGAAAACGGGTGCGCGAAATACTGCACGAAGCCGCGCAACTGGAAGGTTTCAGCGGTGATCCGGTACGAAGACGGCGATGTCATTCGTGAGGATGTCGTCAGGTTCCAGGCTGAAAAGGCGATGCCGACGGATTTTACCGCCGAGATGTACCGCCATCTCAACGAACGGATTGCGGGTCGGCGCTGGTACTTTGCGCGCGTGACGTGTCGTCCGGTGCTGAGCTGATGCAGGCAGAACTGTTTTCCGGAGATGAGCCGGAATGTCCAGGATATGACGTTTGTCCGGTTGCTATGTGCGGGTGTCGGTGGCTTGGCATGGGGACGCCTTTTGTCAGTGACTTGGAGAATCCAGACTTGCCAACCCATCAAGGCGAGGGATAATATCCAACAATCCCCCTTCCCGGTAGACCGCTGGGTTTTTTCTTCCGAGGCTGGCCATGCAGATATCACCTTGCCCAATTGCGTTACCGCTCGGCAAGCTGTCTGCATTGGCTGGCGTCAAATACATTGCTGTCCATTGTTCCGCCACTCGACCTACAGCCATCATGGGAGTTCGTGAGATCCACCGGATGCACGTTGACCGTGGTTTCGCCTGCGTCGGCTATCACTACGTCATCAAGCGCGACGGAACGATTGAGCGCGGACGACCTGAAGACAGGATGGGCGCGCATGTCGAGGGACACAATCGCGACAGCCTGGGAATATGCCTGATCGGCGGCATTGATGCTGATGGCAAGGCAAAGAACAATTTTACGCAAGACCAGTTCACTTCCCTGAAAAACCTGCTTCTAAGCCTTCATGGCAAATATCCGAAGGCAGTCATTCAAGGCCATCGCGACTTTTTCGGTGACACGAACAAAGACGGGAAAATTGACAGCCGTGATTGGTTGAAGGAATGCCCGTGCTTTGACGTAAAATCCTGGTGGAGCGCGCAAACATGAAAACCGCCATCATCTGTCTGTTGCTGACCGGATGCGCCACCATGCAAATCCCGGTCTGCCCAGAGGTCACGCTAAAGCTCTGCCCGGCGGTGACAAAATGAAGCCCGTCCGCAGATCCAGATTCAAGGAGCCGTCATCCTGGGGCAGTCTCGGGGCGATGATCATAGGTATTGCGCTCATGCCGCCAGCAAACGACATGCTGATGATGTTGGGCATCGCGTTCTGCGCGCTGGGAATCGCACTGAGGGAGCGCCATGGATGAGGCTGATATTCGTGGTGCTGGTATCAACGACCGTGATGCTGATCGCGGTGTGGCTGCCAACTCAGGCGGTGACAGCATGAAAGCGCGGTCGTTTGAGTCTGCGGTTGATGAGTTGTGCAGGATGATGCTGGTGCCGGTGATGGCGTTTTCCATCGTCGTCCTGCGTGGTTGCTATCAGGGACGGAAACGCTGGCCCGCTCGACTGATCGAGGGCGTGATTTTCGGAATGGTCGCAACCGTCTTGCATCCTGTCGCCCGATATGTGTTTGAGTCGCGCATCGGGTTCCCCGGCGACGTTGCCAACAATGCCGCGATTACGTTTGTGTGCGCGCTCGGGTATATCGGCGCTGACACGCTGAGCGATGCGGCAAAAACGTATTTTTGGAGGGAGTAATGAGTGGCTACTCTCTTGAAAACGTCAACCTGATTTGTGAGATGGTTGCGCAGGGAAAGACGCTGCGACAGATTCAGGCTGATACAGGCATTTCGATGGGCAGCATGTTGCGATGGACAACAATGCCTGAGCATGTGGAGCAATACGCGCGCGCGCGCGAATCGGCAGCTGATATTTTCGAGACTGACATCATTGAGGCTGCGCTCTCGTGTGGCCCTGAATCCGCATCATCCGACCGCGTTAAAATTGATGCCCTGAAATGGGTAGCCGCCCGTCGTTCCCCAAAGAAATACGGCGACCGCATCACGCACGGAGGCGATCCGGACGCACCAATCAATCATCAGGTCGGCATCACGGTGACATTCCATGACCCCGACAAAGCAGGTTGACGCGCAATTTCCGCGCAAGCTGAGCCTGCTATTCAAGCCATCCCGGTACAAGGTTTTGCACGGTGGACGCGGCTCCGGCAAATCATGGGGGGTTGCGCGGGCGTTGCTCATCTTGGCCGCACAGAAACCGATGCGGATTCTGTGCACTCGGGAAGTACAAAACTCAATCCTTGAATCAGTCCACAAACTGCTATCAGATCAAGTCGAATCGCTCGGTCTGTCGCATTTCTACGAAATACAGAAGACGACAATCAAAGGCGTGAACGGATCGCAGTTCATATTTGAGGGCCTGCGCCACAACATCAACAGCATCAAATCAATGGAAGGCGTCGATGTCTGTTGGGTGGAAGAGGCAGAGAAAGTCACGGATGACTCGTGGCGCATTCTCATCCCGACGATCCGCGCACCAGGTTCAGAAATATGGGTCACGTTCAATCCGCACCTTGAAACCGACCCTACCTATCAGCGATTCATCGCCAACCCTCCGCCAGACTGCCTTAGCAATGCCGTGAATTGGAGAGATAATCCGTGGTTTCCTGTCGAACTGGAGAATGAGCGCCGACACGCAGAGGAATCAGGAAGCAAAGACCTGTACCTGCATACATGGGAAGGCCATTGCCTGCGCGTGCTCGATGGCGCTGTCTACGCCGACGAAATGCGCAAGATGCGCGAGGATGGCCGCATAGGCCGCGTACCTTATGAGCCATCGAAGCCAGTCTATACGTTTTGGGATTTAGGTTTTGGCGACAACACGGCAATCTGGTTTGTGCAATCTGTCGGGATGCAGATGCGAGTCATCGACTACTACAGCGCCAACCGCCAGCCGCTGACGCACTACGTCCAGATGCTGCAATCGCGCGGATACGTTTACGCCGAGCATGGATTGCCACACGATGCGCGCCATGCGAACCTTGGCACAGGGAAAACCGTGCAGGAGATGCTGGAAGAGCTTGGCCTTAAAATCCGCATCGTTCCGCAGGTCGGCATAGACAACGGCATCCAGGCCGTGCGCCGAGTCATGCCGAACGTCTGGATTGATGATAAATGCGCCGACGGAATACGCTGTCTGGAGTATTATCATTACGAAACAAACAAGGACGGCGGCGCACATGCCAAACCTGCGCATGATTGGTCGAGCCACGGCGCTGATGCATTCCGTTATTTTGCTGTAGGGTTTGAGGAAAAGACCGCAACCCCGCTAAAGATCAAGCCGCCCCGTTCCCGCAATGCGTGGATGGGCTAACACGTAATGCCGGGAGGCATGACAATGAAAAGCGAAAAAGATCCGTTGTTTACGGAAGCGATGCGGCGCTACAAGGCGTCCGTCGAGGCAACACAGGAAAACCGCGTCGACATGATTGATGATCAGCGGTTCGCGGCTGGAGACCAGTGGCCTGACGATGTTAAGACCATGCGCTCCGGACGACCGATGCAGACCATCAACCGGCTGCCAGCGTTCATCGACCAGATTATTGGCGACGCGCGTCAGAACAAGGTCGCCATCAAGGTTTTTGCAGGAGAGGATGGCGATGTTGAGGTTGCCAAAATCTACAGCGGCCTGATCCGCAGCATCGAAAACCGCAGCAATGCCGATTTCGCCTACGATACCGCCTTGGAGCAGACAGCCACGTTTGGATTCGGCGCATGGCGTGTCAAAACCCGATACGTTGACGATGATACGTTCGACCAGGAAATCATGATCGAGCGTATACCCAACGCGCTGAACGTGCATTTTGACCCGTCGTCCATCCAGCCGGACTACAGCGATGCGGAATATGCCATCGTTGTCGATAGCATCAGCAAGGACGAGTTCAAGGCGCGCTGGCCGAAAGCATCGGAATCCAATTTCCAAACCGAACACATGCAAGCCGGATGGGCATCTGGCGACAACATGCAGATCGCCGAATACTGGCACAAGGAGCGCACACCGGCAACGCTGTATCTGCTGAACGATGGAACGACCACATTTGACAAGCCGACCGCGCCAGAACTGGTTATCCGTGAGCGCAAGTCCGAAAAGTGCGCCGTGAAAATGTGCATCATGTCCGGCGCTGAAGTGCTGGAGCATGCAGATTGGGCTGGCCGGTATATCCCGATCATCGGCGTCAATGGCAAGGAAGACATGGTAGACGGGAAACGCATCCTGCGCGGCATCGTACGTCACGCCAAAGACCCGCAGCGCATGTATAACTATTGGCGCACGATCGACACCGAGACCAAGGCGTTGGCACCTAAAGCGCCGGTCATGGTCACGACAAAGCAGCTCGATGGATTGGACGATCTCTGGTCCGATGCGCTGTCCGGAAACCTGCCTTATCTGCCATACAACCCGGACCCGACAGCCGCCATGCCGCAGCGCCTCAATGCCGGTATGCAGGACAAAGGCTTCGAGCAGGCCGCGTTGTTGGCTGTCGATGAAATGAAAGCTACGACCGGCATCTATTCCGCAGCGTTGGGTGAGCAGTCGAACGAAACATCAGGCCGCGCTATCCTTGCCCGTCAGCGCGAGGGCGACACGGCGAACTTTGCCTACATCGACAACCTGAGCCGCGCCATCCGATACAGCGCCCGCGTCATCATCGACCTTATCCCGAAAATCTACGACACTGAGCGCGTTATTGAGATCATGGGCATCGATGGCCAGAAAACACTGGAGAGAATCAACAGCGCCCGCATCAACGATGATGGAGTTGTCGAGCCGATAAACGACCTGACAACAGGCCGCTATGACCTGGTTGTTGACGTCGGCCCGAGCTACACGACAAAGCGCATCGAGGCGCTCAACATGATGGTAGAAATTGCCAAGATGAACCCGGCAATCATGCAAATTGCTGGCGACCTCATTGTGAAATCCATGGATTGGGATGGCGCGGATGCCATTGCCGAGCGACTGAAGCGGACGGTCCCGGCCAACATCATTGGTGACGAGGAAGGAAATGAAGACAAGGAACTTCCAGCCGAAGTAACGCAGATGATCGAACAAGGAAAGCAGCTCATCGCGCAGTTACAGCAGGAAAACAAGGAGCTGAAGGAGGAAAACGAGGACAAGGACGAGGATCGCCGACTGAAGCAGTACGAAATCGACGTGCGCGCCATGCTCGAAACCGCAAAGTTGACAGCATCAACCCCAGATATCAATGCTCTGTCGATGCAGGTTGCTCAAATACTGGCGCAAAACATCATGGGTCAGGCTGCATCCGCGCCAGACGTAACCGAGGAAGACGAGCAGGAGCCGGAACAGTCCGGAATAACCTTTGGCGAACCCGAAGAGGCGGATGATGGGATGCGGGAAGAAGAATCGCGGCAAATGATGCTGGAACCTGAAGAAATGCAGCAAACAGACCTTGACGGACTGTTGAACGTCGGGGAACAACAGCCTATGATGTAGTGACGACAGCGGGCGCTATCCCGCTGATGCAATGTCGTGATGACATCGCACCATCCCTACACACACGGCGGCGGTATCTCCTCCGCCTCCGTGTCGCCGGAGCCTTTTTGATGAGCGATTCACCCAGCGTTATCGACAACGCGCCATCGGTCGAACCTACCGCAGCCGAGACCACTGCAACCCCGCAGGCTGATGCAGCCGACGAACCCACCACGACAGACGCCGCGCCGGATACTGGCACAGAATCAACCGCAGATGATGCGGGAGATGACGACCACGAACCCGACCCCGCAAAACTGCCTAAAGGCGTTCAGAAACGCATCGACAAACTGACGCAGCAACGCTACGAACGGGAAGCACGCATCCGCGAACTGGAAGCGAAGATTTCCGAAAACGAGCGCAAGGCGCAGGCATCGCAACCAGACCCCGACCCGTCGCAGTTTGAGACGCTGGAACAGTACCTGGATGCGAAAGTTGAGTTCGAGGCAAGCAAGCGACTCCGCGAGATTGAGCAACAGCGCACTATTCAGCAGAAAAATGCTGAGCGTCTTGCCAGTTTCAACGAACGATCTGCTGCCGTACGTCAGGCAAATCCTGATTTCGATGCGGTGCTGCAATCTGCCGCCATTGGAGTTAGCGACGCCGTGATGGAAACGATTCTGGAGTCGGATGACGGCCCCGCTGTGGCGTACCATCTGGCCAAGAATCCTACCGAGCTTTACCGCCTGAACGCAATGACTGAGCGTCAACAAGTGCTGGAACTGGGCCGCATTTCTGCCCGTTTGAGCGCAAGGGTTCCGGAGCGAAAAGTGACGCAAGCGCCGCCACCAGCACCGGCTGTAAAAGCTACTGGCACCGGCTCCAAGTCTGTTTCGGACATGACCGACAAAGAGTACGCGGAATTCCGCAGGCGTCAGGACGCACAGCGTAAACGTCGATAACTACCGTCGAGAGACGGCAAACGAGGTGACACATCATGGCTAATGCCTTCAATATTCCCGACCTGCTTGCCCGCGAGGCCCTGCGGGTTGCACACGAAAAGTCCGTTTTCATCGGCACCGTTGACCGTCAGTATGATGAGTCGTTCAAGTCCAAGGGCGGCTGGAAGCCGGGCGACCAATTGCGCGTTGCCAACCCCAACATGTACACCCGCACCCGTGGCTCCCGCGTCATGGACGTCCAGGACCAGGCCGAGTCGAGCCAAACCATCACCGTGGCGACGCAGGACCACGTTGACATGCGGTTCAATTCCGCCGAGCTGGCCCTGATTACCCCGGACAGCATCGGCGATTTCTCTGACCGTTATCTTGTCCCGGCCATGTCCGCGCTGATTTCCGGCATTGAAGGCGATTTTATCAGCTACGCTACCAAGCGCGTGTATAACAGCGTTGGAACTCCCGGCACCCCGCCGAGCGACCTTGCTGCTATCGGTGCAGCCCGTGCCAAGCTGAACCAGAACCTGGCCCCGAAGGACGGCAACCGCTTCGTGATGCTGGATTCCGTGACATCCGGCGGCCTGGTCAACGGTCTGAAGGGGTTGTTCCAGGACTCCACCCAGATCAAGGAACAGTACCGCGAGGGTATGCTCGGTCGTACTGGCGGCGCTGATTTCTACGAAAACGAGCGCATGTATGCCCACACCAACAGCAGCGACGTGACCGGCTCCACTGACGCGAACGCCGGTGTTACCGATGGCGGCTCCACCATCGACATGCACACCCTGATCGCCTCCCCGGCTGTCGGCTCCGTGTTTACCGTCGCTGGCGTGTACGCCTGTCACCCGGAAACCAAGCAGGCGTACAGCCATCTGCAACAGTTCACGGTGATTACAACCTCTGCTGGCGGCGCGATCACGGTATCCCCGACGATTTACCTGACCGGCCCGCGCCAGAATGTCGCATCGTCCGCCAGTGCTCAGTTGGCCACTACCGCGTTCAACGCCCAGGTTGTGACGTTTGTAGGCAACGCCTCGACGACCTACCTGCAAAACCTGATGTATCACAAGGAGGCATTCCAGTTCATCACGGCCGACCTGCCGCTGATGGGTGGTGCGCATAATTGTGCTCGCCGGGTGCAGGACGGTCTGTCGTTGCGTGTGTGGTTCGACGGCGACATCCGCAACGACGAGTTGCTGTGTCGTATCGACATCCTGTACGGCATGGCGACGCTGCGCCCCGAGTGGGCTTGTCGACTGACAAACTGAGGTATTACTAACTGATGCGCAGGGGCTGGAGACAGCCCCTTTCAGCAACGAATTGAGAGGTAACACATCATGGCAAATACTGCCCTGCAATCCACGCAAGCCCCGTACTCGGTAGGCCACAACGGCCCTGAGGGCACCAACATCGGCATCGCCACCACTGATAAGGTCGGCTTCTACGGCGTCACGCCGGTCGTTCAAGGCGCTGCCCTGACCGCCCAATTGACCACCATCACCCACACCGCTCCCGGCACTCCGGATTATGCCGTCCAGGATTTGACCAACTCCAGCGGCTACGGATTCGTCACCAAGGACGAGGGCAATTCCGTTCTTTCGGTCATTGCCAACCTGCAAGCGCGTCTGGCCCAGGTTGAGGCGCGTCTGGAAGACATCGGCATCGTCGCCACCAACTGATTCACCTGCCATGGACGGCGCTAATTTTTGGATGCAGCCATGAAACGCATGACGCACCCGCAACACGGCTGGCAGATGGTTCAACCGGCCGATGTACCGATGTTCGAGCGTGCCGGATGGACCGAGTGCAGTCCGCCAGAGACGACGGCAATTGATGATCCTGTCGATCCGGATCAGCCGAAGCCTGAACCCGTAAAAACCCGCAAGCGCAGGGTGAAAAATGACGACAGCGTATGATGTAGTGCGAGGCGCATTGCGATTGATCGGGGTTGTCACGCCGATCGAGCCTCCGTCGGCAGAAGAAGCCGCTGATGGCCTGTCCGCGATGAATCAAATGCTGGCATCATGGGCGGCATCTCGCTATACATCCGCATCTGTACCGCAAACATCGTTCGCCCTGACGTCAGGTGTTGCGAGCTACACCATCGGCTCCGGCGGCGCAATCAATACCACGCGACCGACGACCATCTATCAGGCGCACATCACCCAAGGCGGAATTGATTATCCGCTCCGCGTCGTAGCCCTTGGCGAGTATGAAGCGATTCCCGACAAGTCCACTACCGGGTCAATTCCTGAAGTGATGGCAATCCGCACAGGATACCCGCTGTCTACACTGCACCTGTACCCGGCTCCAGGCTCAGGCTGCACGCTGGTCATGGACAAGGTCGCGCCGCCGTCTGATTTGGCGCTGTACGACACGATGCCATATCCTCCGGAATTCATCCGCGCCATCCGGTACAACCTTGCCATCGAACTGGCTCCGGAGTATGGGGTTTCTGTCGCTGCCGAGATTGCAAAAACCGCATCGGATGCGCTGGAAATCGTCCGCCGCGTCAACCTGCAAATCCCATCGGCCGTATTTGACCCGCTGCTGATGAGGCGTCGAGGCCATTCCGACATCAATGCCATTCGGTCGGGATCAACATGAAGATCCCGCTGCTGGGTGGCTACAGCAAACGGCGCTCGGTCAATCAGGATGCCCAGCGCACGGTCAATCTGTACCTGGAGACTGACACGGCAGAGCCTGAATCAGGGTCTGCGCTGTACATGGTTCCGGGGAAAACGGAATTTGCCGCCATCGGCAATGGACCGATACGGGCGATGATAAGCCACAATCATCTGGTTATCGCCATCTCAGGAAACGAGGTCTATCGCATAAATGAGACTGGCGCGGGCACTCGCATCGGCAAGATTACGCTCGGCGGCACAAAACGCGTGGCACTGTCGGCAAACCGAAATCATGTCATTGCTGTCACCGGTCAGAATGCCTACATCATCACCGGAAGCAACGTGACTGCGGTGACAGACCCTGATTTTGCTGGCAGCTATCTCGTTGACTATCTGGATGGCTATTTCGTTTTTGCCATTCCCGACTCCCAGCAGTTTTACATCTCCGCAATCAATGACGGGTCATCGTTTGATGCCCTGGATTTTGCTCAGGCAGAATCCAACCTAGACGACATCGTTGGACTGATTGTCGATCACCGGGAACTGTGGCTATTTGGATCGCAATCCATCGAAATCTGGTACAACTCCGGCGCTACAGATTTCCCGCTGGCACGGCGAGATGGCGCGGTGCTTGAGGTCGGATGCGCAGCGCCGCAATCTATCTCTAAAGCCGACAATACGATTTTTTGGCTTGGCCGCAATGCGCATGGTCAGGGCCTTGTTTATCGTGCCGACCAGTACAACCCGCAGATTATCAGCAATCGCGGCATCGAATATGAAATCGGACAGATGCCTGATATTGAAAAGGCGACCGCATTCTCGTACCAGCAATCGGGTCACACCTTCTACGTGCTGTCGTTTCCGGAGTCGATGAGGACCTACGTCTACGACGCATCAATTCAAGACCCCGAATTGGCATGGCATGTCCGCGAGACTTACGCGCAAGGACGCGACCGCGCGAACTGTCATGTATTCGCGTTCGGAAAGCACTTGGTTGGAGACTATGCGTCAAATCAGGTTTGGGAGTTGTCAGACACCACATACACGGACGGAGGTTTGCCGATTTGCTGGGAGCGTACAACGCCGCGCATCGTGCAGGACTACAAGCGCGTCATGTTTCGCTCGCTGACAATCAACATGGAGCGCGGTGTCGGTCTGGTATCTGGCCACGGCAGCGACCCGTCTATTTATCTGGATTGGTCAGATGACGGCGGACATACATGGTGCAGCAAGCGATCGGCGAGCATGGGCAAGATTGGCGCATTCAAGCCGTCGATCACATTCAACCGACTGGGATGCAGCCGTGACCGGGTATTCAGGATCACGGGTAGCTGTCCGGTCAAAACCGTTATCCTTGGAGCGTATCTTGACGCAGAGGCAGGAGATCACTGATGGCAATTGAGGCAAATACCGGGCTTTCCGGTGCCGGTTCTTCTTCGGCATCATCCCCGACATCAAAATCCACCGAATTCACAGGCTCCGGCAACTTCACAATGGGCGCTGCAACCAAGTTCCTGCATGTACTGCTGGTTGGCCCTGGTGGCGGTGGCGGGTCTGGCGGCACGTCAGGCGCTGGCGTTGCGTGCTCCGGTGGTGCTGGCGGCGGTGGCGGTGGCAAGCGGGAGTTTGTGCTCACACGCGCAGAGGTGCTTGCTGCGTACCCCACAGGCATTGTGCCTGTCGGCATTGGTGCTGGCGGTACAGCAGGGGCGAGCGTAACCAGTGCCGGTCCTGCGAACGGTAATGATGGCTCTCAGGGTGGAGACACCACATTTGGTACGATTGCTACGGCCTACGGTGGTGGAGGTGGGGCCGGGGGTAAAGGCTCTGCTACGGCCTCTGTCGGAGGTGCCGGTGGTGGCCAAAGATCAAAAGGGAGTACAGCTTCCGTATCAGGCATCTACGGTGCTGGTGCTGGCAGTTCAGGTGGTACGGCAACTGGCGTCAACTCTGTAGGTTGCGGCAGTGGTGGAGGCGGTGGCAGCGCGACTGGATCGTCTGGAGGTTCTGGCGCGTTTGCATGTGATGGCGGTGTTGGCGCTGCTGCGGGTGGCGGCGTCTCCGCTGGTGGTGGTGCTTCTTCCGGGGGCGCGGGTGGCCCACGATTTGGCGAGACAGCAGGAGCCTCTGGCGGTGCAGGCGGCGTGTCCGGCACTGCTGGCACTGCAGGCGCTGCACCTGCTGCAGGCGGGCTGTTTGGGCAAGGTGGTGGCGGCGGTGGCAGTGGTAGTGCTGGCGCAGGTGGAGCAGGAGGCGCTGGCGGCCGTGGCTCTGGCGGCGGTGGTGGAGGTGCTGCGCGCAGTACATACGCCACAGGTGCTGGTGGCGTAGGCGGTGATGGCTGGGCATTGGTATTGGAGTTTTGATTATGCAGCGATATGTCGTTGTTGATGCGGATGGATATGCCGTCAATGTCGTGTTGTGGGACGGGGAAACTCCGTTCGACTCTGACGGCGAATTGGTGCTTGAGTCGGAATGCACGGCAATTCCAAGAGAGCAGGAGAAACCGGAATGAGCAATATGTACAAAGTCGGCGATGGCGTTGTTGTCGCCGGGTCGGAAACTACGATCACTATCGACCCTGCGGCAGCATGTGACCTGTACTCGGTGGAATTGGCGCTGATTGTTGGCAGTCCTGCGGCTGGAACGACGGCCGTCACCGCAGTGCCGAAAAATGGCACCTCTGAAACGGTGACGTCTGGCGGATCGGCGATCAACATTGATCCTACA